CCTTGCTAACTTAATTACATTCTTTACAGCTGCTTCATGATGAAACGGCACTTGTAAATCACTGATAACTAAGTAGCGCTTAATCGTCATCCTCGTCTGGAGTAGGGATAGTTGGGATAATTCCATTGTCGCCTACAACCCAATCGGGCATAGATGATGGACTATCCATTAAATACAGGCATACAGATTCTGAGAATCCAGCCTTACGTGCAGCTTTGAACATCTCATGTTTAGCAATATAAAACACTTCTAGCTTAGATAAAGGGTCGGGTGATTTACGTACCACACGCCTGTTAATCTTCTTTCGTTTACGAGTGCTAGCCATAATAAAATTATGACTTACTAATTAAGATAAAGAGATCATCGACACGCTTTTCTAATCGTGTTAGTTGATCCTTCATGCTAGCGCCACCATTAGGTCGCAACTCGTTAAGCCAGCCTCTAACTAGAAAACGTAATCCGACTAGCCCGCCTGATAGCACGGCCATAACGCCAGCGCCAAAGCCAGCCCATTCTGTAGGTGTCATGCTTCATTAGCACCGATGCCATAAGCAGAATCGGATCTATCTAACGCTCTAACCGCTGGACCGGCCAAGGCTGAAATAACCACAGCTACAACAGGATCTAATCCCAATTCATTACTTGCCAAAAATGTTAAGAATGAAACCAATACGCCACGTGCGTATGATTTAAGTACGGCCTGTTGCTTTTTGCTTATCTTCATATCTTGCCCCCTATTAGTGGTATATCGAACGGCCTATTATCTAGGTCGCCTAACTTTGTAAAACTAATATGTATGTGTCGCTTGTGTGGATTGATGCCTTTGTATTTACGCCAGCGCCAATTTAATATCTTTGAGCATATTCTCCCGTTATAGATGACGTATGATATGCGTGGATCCGATTTGGCTGCGACTCTGATCTGGTCAGCCAGATAAGGTGCGAGGCTGTCGGATGACTCCAACCTAGAATTAAGATCAAGACCTCTGACCCACCCGAACTCGTCTGGATTATGATCCGATTTTCTGGCGGAGTGACGACTATCGCCCAGCCATCCTTCTGGACTTTTAACACACCGATCTGGAAACCACGTATCAACTTGATCTCTTAACTGCACCCCAGCTGCACATAATTTAGGTTGCATTAGCTGAGAAGGAGTTTTGCTTCATCCTCAGTAATACCTAAGCGATCAAGTAATGCTGCCTTCAAAACTGGTTTTTGCGCTTCGATATTTTCAAGTCTTGCGATTTCATCTTGTAATTCTTTTGATGAAATTGGTTCTACGCCTTCTGTATGCCAAATAATGTTTTCGACATCATCATCAGCCATTGTCCATTCAGTGTCAGGTCTTAAATTATTAACTGCTTCTGCTGCGTGAATCATGCGCCAATCTCCAATGCAAATAATTGTGTAGTGCTAGTTGCACCTTGCAAATATACTGTTCCAGATGCGCCAGTTCTCCGCCATCTGCCTTTATATGTTGTAGCGGATGTGGTTGCTGGGGAATCATAAGCAAATATGGTAACTTGATTGGTGCCATTATCTCCTGCAAAAAAACTAACTTCTTCCGCTCCACTTATAGCAGTGTTTGCACTATTGGTAATTTGAAAATCTCCAGATGCAGATGCGCCAGCATTGTAATTTCTAAATGACCAAATCAATAATATTGTGCTTGTAGCAGAGGTGGGTGTTATTGTTACCGAACTTCCTGTTACATCAGCATAAGTTCCACTTGTAGTGGTATATGATGTTGCAGAGGTTGCTCTGACAAATTGTTTTAGTTTTCCACCACCAGCAGCAGCAGCCCATTTAAGTCCTAAACTTTGAGTGGAATCTGCAGTAAGAACTGTGTCATTTGCTCCAATTGGGATGCGTGCATCTAATGTGCTAAAGCCATACAGATCACCTTTAGTAGTTAATGGTGATACTGCACCAACCTGTATAAAATCATAGAATATGGATGCGCCTGTTGCAGTAAAATATAAAATACCTGCATCATTTTGTGGCAATATTAAACTGCCAGCGGTTGCTACTGTTGCTGTACCTGCTGTAACTGTACAAGCGCCAGCGCCTAAGTTTTGTATAAACACTGTGTCGCCTGCTGCAAATAATCCTGTGTTTACTGTAATTGTTGTAGCACCTGCCGCATTCATAGCAACAGTTGTACCTGCATCTGCAGCTACTAATACATAAGATGCGGTCTTAGCCGTAGCTGCGCCACCACCCATAGCAGTCTGTTGCAGACTTGTCATTTGTGCAGCTGTAAGTACCTGCCCAGTGGTAAAGGTTTGTTTAGCCATTATTCTCCTTAGTAACTAAGCACATTATAGTCTAAAGTGCCGTAGATATTGTTATTTAGAATCAGCGCATCAATAACTGGCTCTAGGGTTGTGAAAAAAACCTTGAAGCTGTTAGGTGTGATGGTGTTTGCTACGCCAAAGATTTGTAGGGTACGATCAAGAGTCGAGCCGCCAGGCTGTGTAGTTACGACCTGTATAGGGTCAAAGAAATCAAGCTCTAAGGCTGCAAGTATTCCCGCATTGTAGTTAGGCGTGTATAGGTCTAGTTCTATGCCATCGCATCGCACTTCTGTTTCGGCTCTACTAGCCACATAAGCCTGCGCATAATCTAAAGCTACTGCATCGGTCTGCATAAGTAGATCCTGCAAGTTGTAGCTGTGTATAAAATACTTGTCTATAGAATCCTGGTTGATTGCAGTCTGTGGTGAGCCGCCTGACCTACTGACCTGTGCTGAGTTAAATATAAGCGTATCGTCTAGTTTCCAATTAGCGTTGGCATAAGGTATGCCTGTACCGTCATCGTTAAATGTAGTAACTGTGCCACCTATTGATCCAGCGGTTACTGATCTATCTTGGAATACAAACTCGCCATTAGTATCTACATAGAATGCGCCATACTCGGAATCTGTAACAGTCTGCAAGGCTGTAAGGGAAGTGCGTGGCGTGCCAGGATCAGCCTGTAAAGTAGTTAGACCTGCATCTATATCTCTAGCAGTAGATGGCCAGTCAATTTGATCTAGTATTTGGTTAATGCGTGTGCCTGATAAATCGCCAGCAGTAGCACCTGTAACTGTACTTATCTGTGCATTTTGCGCAAGTCTAAACGCATCTACAGCTTGTATAGTTGTATAAGCAACTTCTGTAGCATCTTTAGGCTGTGTATTGACGTACGATGTAATAAAGCCAGAAAATAGGCTATACGTGTTAGCGCCATAAGTTGCAGTTATCTGCACCTTTTTCATAGGCGTAAGCAAAGTGTAATATGGCCCAGACGTATTAGTCGGGTTAAAATCGCCATTCTGATCCACTATACGTAAGGTAAGTGTGCCTGTTTGGAATTGATCCGCTAAAGCACTGCGACCCCTAGCAGTCTGTATGAAATCTACCTGGTTAGATACATCTACAATTACAGCTGTAGAATCTGCCAAGACGTTTACGTCTAGTAAGCCAGTGTCTAAAATCATTGCCTGTGCAAAGGATGGCCCAGTGCTAAAGTTAATTACTGCATTGACTGTAGGTACTGGCATTACTCAATACCACCAGCAGGTAATAGCTTGTTGCCGTATTTGAGATTAACTCTTACTGTTTCTGCAATAGCCTGCACTAATCTGTCAGCACTTGCATTTGGCGCTATCTCTAACGTTGCCTGTGTAGGCGTAGATGCAGCAGCACCAGCAGCAGCCTGTCCACCTTGATTAGTTACACCTTGTGGCACTGTGTATGTAGTAGATCCCTCAAATGGAGCTATTTGATTACGACCACGTGCTGTCATCTCACCTGTAGAAGTAAATAAAGGGTTAGGCCTACTGGCCAGTAACTCTAAGAATGTAGCAGCAGTGTTGGCGGCTGTTGCCAGTCTGTTAGCGCCTGCAGCAGCTTCTAGCTCTGCGTTGTACTTCTTAGCCAGCGCCTCATTATTGTCTAATATTGCTAACTGCGCCCTGATGCGTAATTTAGTCTCTTCATCGGTTGCAGCGTTAAGGGCTGCGTTTAAGCCTATGCGCTCTAGGTCAAACTTGTCTCTTAGTTTATCTAACTCGGTCTTTGCTTTATTGCTAGCAGTAATAATTGACAACTCATCTTTGCGTGCCTTGACTATTTTCTTAGTAGTATTTAGCGAATCACGCTCGCCAAACCTTGCATCTGTCTGTGGCCTGATGCCAGACTTACGTACAAACTTACCATCTACTTTCACTGCAGCGTTAGGATTTAGCAGGCTTAGAAAATCTATAACACTAGAGAAGGCGTTGGATATTGTCTCGGCTGATCTAACCATCTTGTTAGTAAATGTATCTATGCTTGTATCACCGCTTAATGCTTTTAGCGCATCTAATAAGCCCTTGCCTATTGCCTCTTTAGACTCATCTACAGCTACGGTTAATTTAGCCATATCGCCTGCATAGCCTTCTACGGCTGCAGCAGCTTGTCCGGCAAAGTTAACGTTAAGTGTGCGTTGTATATCCAAGAATGATGCTGACTTCAATTGTGCCTTGCTTAGTCCTACGCCTAATCTACCTAGCGCTACGCTGTCGCCCATGTAGGCTTTAGATAGGCTCGTAGTTACTGCGTTTAGGTCTTTGCCAGTGCCTGCTGCTACGTTTAAGGCTGTCTCAAATAGACTTTGTGCTGTAGATACATCTTTAGTAGCAATAAGCAAACGCTGAAATCCCGGGATTAAGTTTTCATCTATAATGCCAAACTGCAGCGATAGACCTTGTAAATACTTGTCTATGCCTGGCTGCTCAAACTCTAAACCTAAGTTTTTAACTGTAGTACGTAACTTAGCTGCAGCCTTCTCTGACTCTACAAATGCGTTGACTGCACTCTTAGCAAAGGCGGCTACCGCTACGCCTGCAAATACTTTAGTAAATGTTTTGCCAAAGCCCTTTACTTGTTTTTCAAAGGCTGTTATCTCTTTCTTACCTTTTTTTAATCCTTTGTTATCAAAGGTGCTAAGTACCGAAGCTACTATGGTAGGCACTATGAAACTCCCCTACTACGCATTCCTTTATAGAATCCTATGACTTCTCGCTGTCTTTCTAGCGGCATCTTTTTGTAATATGCGGTTATAGCATCGTTTAATGCTTTTTGTATATCTGCATAGATTGGACCTTGTTCTTTAGCCCACACCTTGTACAACGCTCTGCCTTTGTTTCTGCGACCTCTACGCCCTACCGATCCAACTAAGGTCGCATCAAATAATGGTGGTAATGCGTCAATAAACTCTGCGCTGGCGTTTGGATTTAATGATGCACCGCCAGGTGTGCCATGTGCGTTTTTTCTACCTGCCCATTCATATATCATGCCTGCAGGATTCTCATTAGATACATAATTGTAAACAGCGTAGCCGCTTCTGTTCTTTTTATTAGGCCCTAGTTTGTACTTTACACTAGATTGAGCCTTTGCTTGATCGTATGCAGGAAAAGGTCTTGTCTGGCCTTCCATTGGCTGCGCTGTCTTTAACCAGCCGCTTAAAACACTTTGATTATCTGGAAACTCGTTTTTAGTCAAAGCGGCTACTCTAATCATTGGTGTTTTTAGCCGAGCTTTAACATTGTCAAAGGTGTCATCTTCTATTTCTTTTAGAGCTTTAAGGAATTGACTAACGCCGTTTACGACTACTGGCATTTCGGATCTCCTTAGCTCTATCTGTCAATACTTGGATGATAGCCCGATACATCTGCGTATCCATATCTCTAAACTCGCTAGGCGGTATTCCAGTCTCTACAGCTAGTTGAGCAATACTGTAAAAAATAGAATCACGCCCGACTATTTTTTTTCTTCGTCAAGTACCTCTACTACATCTAATAAATCTATAAACTCAATTCCAAATAAAGGTACTGTGACGTTAGCCCTACGTAAGCACTCCCATGCAAGCCAGTAAATCTCGGTCTGCCGTTCATGATCACGTAGGACTTTACTAATACCTGATCCGTACTTTAACTCAAAAGCGTACTCGACACCTGGTGTTATCTTATGCTCTGATACTTCACCATTAGCCCTTGTTATCTTTAGCTTTGCCATTACTACTCCTTATGCTGTTACGTCTACTACGATAACACTTTGGCAGGTAAATGTAATTGACTGTGTGCTGATGTCTCCTACTGCGCCATTTACATCCTGTGTGTTATTTACAAGCACTGTGGTTTGATACTCTGGGTTTGTAGCACTAATTACTGCAGAAGTTTGCTTAATTGTGAGCGGCACAGTTGTACCCCATGCTGCCTGCAGTGTTGCGTTTACGTTAGCTGCTGCTGTGTCATTTAAAAAGTCAATAGTAATAGTGCTGGCTTCTAGACCCTTTGCAAACTTATGTGCGGTATCGCCCATAGCTGTTACTTCTAATTCATCAAATGAACGGTTAATTGTTACGGCTGTTACGTGGTTGCTTAGATCCACGCTGTTCAGAGTAACAACAACGCCATTGCTTAAATAGATTGCCATTATTCGTTGTCCTCATCTTTTCTAGCCGCTGGTTTTTTAACCGCTGCTGGCTTGTCGGTAATCTGGCCTATCTTGA